AACATGTCTAAGATTTCTAAATCAATTTCCAAAGAAATGTATTCAGACAACATGCCAGTCAATTCAGCTTCAGCATCTAAACTATGGTAAGCATTCAAATCTTGTGCAAATTCCGGAGTCCATTGTGCTTTTAACTTTTTGGTTTTAGCAGAAATGGTTTCAGACTTCATTTGTACGTTGATCTCAGGGATAACGATTGAAGCAGAAGAAGCAGCATTCGGATTAGAGAATGGATACGGAGTATCGTTAGGAGCATCTTCAAAATCACCACGTGTTGCGAAGTTGGTAGCTTTATTATACCATACTACTACTGAACCAGTTGTAGCATCAACAGCAGTTTTGCTAGATCCACTAATGTAGAAATAGATGTTACCGCTATTATCCAAAGTAGTGAAATCAGTAATCAAAGTAGAAGGACTGATAACATTACCACTACCGCTGATTTCAAATGCACGAACACCGTTAGTGTCGATAGGTGCAGGAGAACCATTAGATAGGATAGAAGCTGTAGGGAATACGATTTGAACCATTGTACCAGCAACGATAGAAGCTGAGTAAGCAGAGTTAAAATCAACATTCGCAAAAGTAGCAGCGTTTGTAGTAACAGCAGCAATAGAAGAAGAGAATTGGTTGGTTGAATAACCAAAACGTCCTTGGCCATAAAGACCACCTTGAGCTAAGTTACCGAATCCACTGTTGTTTGTTTGTTGTAAAGTACCATAAACAGATTGTCCAGATTGGAATGGTAAAGGTACGTTATTACCATATTGGAAATCTAGGTAGAATACTAAACCAGCAGGTAAGTTCATTGGTTGAACTGAAACGAACTCTTTAGATGCGATTTGACCGAAGATCTTACGAACTAACGGTAAAGCAACACCAGCCCATTGTTCACCATTACCTGGTGTAAAAGTAGCACCGTTTGTAACGTTACCACCAGTTGAAGATTCTTCCATCACCAATTGCTTGGCTTGGTTTTCTAAGATAACAGACATATTGTTTCTATCGTAGTCCTTAAGACCTTCAAGTAAACCAGATTTAGCCCATTTCTTAGAAAGTCTTTGGCTAACTCCAAGTTGATCTTGGTAAGGGTTAGCACTTTCTAATAATGATTGAATTAAATTTGACATCGTTAAATGTATTTGTTTTTGTTTTTAAAAATTTATTTGATACCTGCAAGCTGTTGCCATCTTGAAACGAAAGCGTCAGCTTCTACAATTGGTCTAGCTTGAGCAACACCAATTGGTTTTGATGCAAAACCTACAGATTCTTTAAGTGAAGATTTTTTTGTTTCTACGCTTACTGATTCAAGTATAGTTTTGTAAGTATTTTCAACTTCTTTAACCGATGTTGCACGATCAAATGCGTTGATTACTTTTGTTTTTTGTGCTTCGTTTAAGTTTTTAGCTTTGAAGATTTTATTAACATAAAGCATTTTAGCATTGAAAAGATTCATTTCGTTAAGCTCAGTTTTTAAAACTTTAATAGTCTTAATAGCTTCGTTTAAGTCTTTTCTCATTTCTTCTACTTTGTAAACGTCACCAGCTTTTGGATCGATTTCATTACCTGGAACCAATGCAGCTTCTTCCATTTTAGATTCTTCGGCTTCAAGTTCAGCTAAGATTTCTTCCAAAGAAATTTCTTTTTCGTCTTCTTCGCTTTCTGGAGCTTCGTCACCTAAATCAGCAGCTAGATCAGTGTCAGCATCTAATGGTCCTTCAGGAGCTTGTTCGCCAGCACCACCTTGTAGTTGTGCGAATACATCACGGATGATGTCTTTCAATTCGCCTACTGTGATGTCAACTACTTCTTGCTCATCTGAACCTTCAACTGATTCTGTGTCATCGTCATGTTCCATGTCATGTGTTAAGTCGTGACCTGCTTCTTCAGCATCGTCATCTTCTTCAGCTTCTTCATCTTCACCTTCGTGAATACTTGACTTAGCCTTTTCGCTATAACTACCATTGTCATTACCTTTAGTAGCTTTAGCTTTTTCACTGTAACTACCATTTTTGTCACCTTTTGCGGTGTGGGCTTTCTCAGGATAGCCAGCAGTAGTTGTTACTTTAGCTTCTTCCATTTTGTCAGCACCTTCTTCTTCCATGTCTTCAGATAAAGCATCAAGTTCAGAAAGGATTTCGTCTAAATAAGACTCTTCCATACTGTGTTTGTGCTTCATTTCTTCCATGTCCATTTTTTCTTCCATGTCGCTTTCAGCGATTGCTTGGTTAAACATTTCCTTTACTTGTGGCTCAAAATGTTCGGCGAGTGAGTTTCTAGCTGCAGCTAATGAAGTTTCACGAACAGTCTTTGCGTTAAGAATGGCTTGTCTAAACAATTCTTGATTGTTTTCCATTGTAAATCTTGTTTCGGGGATTGCTTATTAAAGTAGTAGCAATATAAGGAGTAAGAATATTAAGACACCGTATTAGGACGGTATACTATCATAAATAGCAATAGCTCCCTGCAAAGGAGCTATTTAGCTAAACTTTTTATTATATTTTTATTTAATACAGCAGATTCCTGACTGTGAACAAATTATTTCTGATATTAATCTATCAATAGAACTACGCTTAGTATCGTTTTGTGGTGTGTAAGATTCATTTAATCCTCCTACTGGCTTTACATACGCACCATACGTGCTTGGAGTTGATACAAAATCCCAACATATAATTTCTAAATCTTCACCAACCTGTACAAGACCTTCACCTATTGGTGTTACAGTTCCCATAGCTCTTGACGATACACCTACATTAACTCCAGCCAAAAATAATTCTTTTAAAATATTTCCAGAAGGTGTGTCTAAGATTTCAAATTCACCATATAAATCCTTATCTTCCCACCATATTTTTGTGATATTGTGGCATACATTCTTAAGATTAATAACCGAAGTTTCAGGATGATCTAATTCACCTAAAGCTCTTCTTTCTGTTACCGGACCTTGTTCGTATAAAGTAGCTTGTTTCTTTAAAGTTGCAAAATCGTAGATACGATGATTTGCATTAGGCTTATCTGCAGCTTGTATTTTACCAGACACTAAGAAAGGAATCCTTGGATTCATCTTAGCTTCATTAAGCTGTTTTGGTAAAGGCTTAAAGGGTAAATACTCTATTAGAACTTCTTTATTCATTATTGTACTGGTTTGAACACATTGTTAAATTGTGGATCCTTTGCTTCTGGACTGTTAGGATTGAAAGATTGAACTTTACCTGACTTTATGTTCGTATATAGATTTTCTTCTAAATCTTCTTCTAACTCTTTCTTTATAGTCTTAGTTAGTTTTTCTTTTAACCTCTTCATCTTAGTTTCTCTAGATTCTTCAGGAGCTTCTTTTTTAACTTGACTACTAGCCCAACTCTGACCATACCCACCTAGGTTAGGTAATCTATCCCACGGATTTTCTGTTTGTTTTGGTTCTTCCTTTGCTTTAACAGGTACGTCTTTTTTTGTAAGAGTGTTTCCTTGAATATGATGAACCTTTCCAGTTGCATCGTCTTTAACAGCAGCTGTATCACCATCCCATTCAATAATCTCACCTACCATCGACCCGTCTTTTTTTTTAACTCTAGAACCTTTACCAAGCATTTCATGATGAATGTTTGGTTTTGTATAGCCATCTAGTATGCTTTCTTTTAAAGCTAGTACTTTTTCTTTACCTGGAGTAGGAAATGCTTCGACACCTTTGCTCTTTTTAGGAGCCATCGTCATTTGCTTAATTCCTTTTCCGTTCTTTGCAGTTTTCTTTTCTTTCTTTTCTAAGGTAGCTTCAGTATTACCCTTCACATCTTTCTTAACTACTTTCATAGCATTAGGTTTGTCAACCTTATTATCTTCCTCAACTTCTTTCATTTTAAGATCCTCATCCATTTCCTTAACAGCTTTGAAATTAGCTAATTGAAGGTTTTTATAAGCATCCGGATCTTTTAAAATATTATCAACAACTTTCTTTCTAGCTGCAATGTAAGCTTCATCAGTAATTTCAGGCATTTTTGCCAACTCATATTGAATACCGTGATAAACTTGGTAGTAATTAAGTTGATCTATTCCTGGTTTTGGAGGATTTTCTGCATTAGGATCGTGACCGTATACTCCCTGAACATTAACTTCAGACAAAATACGCTTACTTTTCAATATGCGAACCGCATCTTCATATGAATTGGTTGATGATACGTACTGAGGAAACTCCATACGTAAATTGCGCATAAAATTATGCTTTGGCATTTTGCCTTCTAAAAGGTCTTTATACTGAGCCTGAATATTTCGCATATTTATAAATATTTACAATTTTCAAAGTGCCATTGCTTTACGCCTGTTGCACCACCAGTTTTATTACAGTGAGGACATCTTAATTGTTTTTGACGTCCTCTTGGTCCTTTCATTTTTTGAAGAGTTTCCTCTGTGTGTTTAAAAGGGTTCTTTTTTCTTGTCATTTTTGCTTTTTCGATAACATCTTTTCGTTTACTAGGATTATTATCTCCCATCTTAGCCTTACTCATAAGTTTTTTAGACTCTTGAGAATGGGTTTTTCCTAACCATATTTTATTTCCTTTCATAGCCCTACTACGCTCTAATTTCCACTCCTTAGACCTAACCATGTTTGGAACTCCTTCTCCTCCGTTCGTTAAATTCACCAAAGTGCCAGTTCTTAAATCTTGTCTGCCATAAAGAGCTATGAACTCTTTTTCTTTTTCACAAGCCTGTTCCCAAGTTAAGTCTTCAAATACAAACTCTATTTCATATTCACTCTTGGATACTACTCTCTTCCAATAAATAGATCTACCTCTTTTATTATAAGCTCTTTTTTCATTTTCACCTATACCTATGTAAAAAACTTCGTTGTTATCTAATCTAATATGTCTATACAAGACTGCCATATTATCTTCCTTGACCACGATACCCTTTGTGAGATTCGTGTTTGTTATAAGATTTTTTTGCTTTACCTGTTTTTCTTTTACCGAAAGTAATTTTATTACTGTTACCCGATACCGTAGCTTTTGCCATTATTTAAGACCTTTTACTTTTGTATAAACTTCAACAACCTTTGTGTGTATTTTTTCAAAAACCTTTTTAGTATTATTTTTATACTCTAAATTTTGCTCTCCTTCAGATAATTCACTTCTCATTTGAGATGTAAATTCAAGTAGTTTTTCTATTTCGTGTAACTTATTCTGAATCATTTTAGCAGCTTCGTGCATTTGATCAGGTTTGCTTCTAGTTGCTGTTTCTCTTTTAAATTGAGAATACTTACGAGATTCTTCCCACAATTCCTTCACATCAATACTTTTCATTTTTTTACCAGCTGCTTCTGCAGTAGGTGCTTTAGTAAAGCCGTCCTGAGTATAGGTATGAATATCAGCTTTTTTACCACCTGCTAAACGAGGTGCGTCTTCCTGATACTTTCTTTTTTTCTTAAAGGCTCCTGGTGTAGCATACTGCTCACCGTTGCCTGGAGTGAAGGTAGCAGCTGTAGGACCTCCTGTTACACCACCACCAACTGAACTCATCTCACGTAAGCCTGAAGTCTGCTTCATTATTTCAAGAGCTCTTTCAGGTTTAATTAATCCTTTTTCAATTAAAATTAGAGTGTATTGAATCAGTTGTTCATCTGCACCAAGATCCATCATAGCTGTTTCTAGCCAATTCTGGTCCACCTCTTCTCTTAAAAACTGCGTTGCAAATTGATTATTCATTATTTAATAGCTTTAAGCTCACTTATTAATTGATAGTATTGCATTAAACCAATAAGAGTTTCATCCTTAATAGACTCATTTACTGCGATTGGTTTAACAAAATTAAGAACTTCGTTGAGCTTAATCTCTAAGACTTTGTCTTTTGTGTTGGCTTTTATCTGTGTTAAGTCAGCTTTAACCTCCAATAGTTTAGTATTTAAATAAACCTTAAGCTGTGTAGTATCTGAAACATTATTAATGTACTCTTTTAGAAGGTCTTTTTGTTCTGGTAGTAAGTTTGAGTACTTATCATTAAAGCTCTCAACTAAAAATTTATAAGCAAGAATACGAATTTCCTTATCTTCCTTCATGAACTCCTCAACTACTTTAGAAGCAACCTTTCTTTCGGTTAAACTTTCTTTTGTAATATGCTCTAAAATAGTAAGTTTATTTGTAATTACCTGCTTAGTGCTAGTGAGTTCCTTTGAAAGTTGAGATTCAATTAGAGTATAAACTGAAGCGTGGATACGGTAAGCATCTATCTTGGCCTTGAAGAAATTATCTAGCTCATAGTGCTTTTTAATTTCCTTAATAAGGTTGTACTTTTCTAGGTTTAACTTATCTCTGTTTAGCTTTTTAGCTTGCTCAATTATAGTAGAAATCATAATTTCTGCTTTAACTTCATTGAGCTTTGGAGCATTTAGAACGGTATTATACAGGTTGTATTCTTTACCTAATTCGGTGTTAGTAAAATACTTTTTAAATATTTTTACCGCCTTCGGATCCTTATTTGACATCAAATCAGATGTTGCTTGTCTTACCAAGAGTTCAAATAATATACCCGTATTTTTGTATTTGCTATGTTTAATCATTGCGAATTGCCTTGGTTATAAATATCTATGTGTTAATCTAAATCACGTTTTATCTGATCTTCATTTAATAACTGACTTTCCTGCCTGTATAGATCAACTTTTCTTTTACCGAAAGCTTCAAGATCTTTTTTGTGAGTCAAGTATGAATTTTTAGTTAAACTATGTTTTTCTTTCAGAGATAGTGGACTACCACCTTGATATTTAGTTTTTAAGGTATCCTCACCTTCACCTGTATTTGGTTTAGATTTTAAATCATAAACTCCCATTCTATCTCTACCTAATGGATCGTCTGAAGTATTGATAAGAGATACTTTATTTTCAGGTCTGCCTGGTAACTTAGTAGGTTCATCAGGATTCAATTCATCATATCCTTGAGGTACGTTAGTACCAGCTAAGTTTGTATTGCCATATCCACCATACATCGAAGCAATTTGGTGTGGTGTACCGTAAGCTTGGTTTGTTTCTGCTGGATCGTTGCCTTCTTCTTCTATTTGTTTCAATCTAAACGCTCTTTTCTTATCCTCTACTATCAAATCTCTGTATTCATCGAACATTTCCTCAGAAAAGTGGAATAATTCGTGGTAAATCCAGTCAGTAGGTAAGAAATTAGTTTCAATCATTTGTGATGCTAAGTCCATTTTCTCTTTCATTAACGCTACCCTTTCTTGTTCGTATATAATAGAAGGAGTTGTTAAAGTAAGATCAAAATTAGTTAGGGATTCATCATCATATCCATGTGCATATAAGTGTACTAAAGCAATTTTAGTCAATTCACTTACTACAATTCTTTGCAATCTTTCAATGGTACGTGCAAAACGAATATCTTCGGCTGCTAATGTAGCCTTACCAGTCAAGTCTTTTTCATATCCTAAGAAAGCTTTTGGTATTTTTAATGCTGCAAATAGCTTATTTAACAAGTAGTTAATATCTTCAATACCGTTATACTCTAAAGGTGGAGCGTTGTCAATTCTAGTAGATTGATCA